GTGATGATTATCATTTACAGCATTATCGTAAATTACATAAGTGTCATCACTATTATACTTTTCAAAAGTATGTGTTTCTTTAATTATGTTTAAATACTCTGTATCTGTAATTTCAATTTTTTTGTACGCTGTTAAACCATCATTGCCCATTGTAGATATTATTTCTGCGTCTCCACCATCAACTACTTTACATAATGATCCTGGATGATTTGGTGTGTCTGGTAAACAAATTGCGTATTTGGCCATAATTAACTTCCTGTGTTTTCGTAAATTAAAATTGCTCCGTGTAATCCTGTACCTAAAAATCCACCTCTAGGGTTTCCTCTAGTAGATCCTTGACCCATAAATAATTTATTTTGATCGTTTCTTAACTGATTACCTAAAGCGTTACTTGGAGCGTTTCCATGGTTAAGCATCATCATGCCTACACCAAAACCACTATTGTTAATGTAAGGTCCACCATCGGCACTGTTATAGTCTCCAGGTGTGTTTGATTGAAAATTCATAGTACTTAAAGTTCCAATAGGTCCTGCAGTGCAGTTTCCAACTGCTCCAGTACTAGATGAAGCTCCTCCGCCACCACCGTTTGCCGTTCCTATGTTTGTTAAATTAGTTGCAGTTCCTGCCGTACCGTTTCCATTTGTACTAGCTCCACCTGTGCCAAGTGTATAAGGCCCTGAAAAAGGTGGACTAATTGGAGCTGTAAAATATCCAAAACCACCAGGACCACCTTGACCATTATTAGGTCCTTGCCCACCACCTCCAGCACCTACTAAGTAGGCACCAACGAAGTTAGCATTATTACCTGCAGTATAAGTTCCAGGTCCTGATCCCGGTCCATACTGTTGAAAAGTAGGAACCATGTTTCCACCACCTGCAGTTCCAGATGAAGCAGAAAAAACTCTACCTGCTGAGTCAATACTTAAAGATGCTAGTGTGAATGCACCTGTTGCTGGTTTAATTATTTTTGGCATTTAAGTCCTCCATTAATCTACTAATTCAACATACGAAACGTGATAATCTAAATCACTAGCTGCACCTGCTGTTACAGCTATTAAATCAGTTTCGTCTAAATAAATCGGAGTATCAATAAGGCTTAAAGTTGAGTCTGCTGGAACGGAAACTGTACTTAAAATTTTAAAGTAAGTTGAACCGTTATCGTTACTGATTTCTACAGTAGCATCAACAGCGTTTGTCCCATCATCGTTTGCTAAAAGTATAGTGTCGATTCTAACTGCAGTGTCTGCAGGAACATCGATCATAGTTGTTCTGTTAGTATCGCCCAAAGTACCCATAGCGTTTTTGGGTGTGATTGTTGCTATATTAACTAGATTTGGTGTAGCCATATTTTTCTCCTATTTGTTTTCTACCCGAAAATCATGGAAAAAACAATACCTTTTCCATCAGTTGTTATTTTTTGTGTTGAACTAGTACCATTGGCATTAGTTAATTTACCAACTCCCGAGCCTTTTGGCACCAAAGTAAGGTCAATATTAGTATCTCCACCAACAGCTGAAATAGTAGGACTATTACCAGTTGCAGCGTTAGTTATGTCAAAATGGTTAACAGCAGAGGCTGTTGTTTGAAATTGTAATTGTTCGTTACCGTTTTCATCTCTAATTCCATGATCATCATCAAAATCGACCATAAAAGAATTAGTATCTAAATTACCGCCTAATTGTGGGGATGTGTCATCTACGACATCGCCTCCAAATTCAACAGCAACAATATTAGGATTAGTGCCATCATCTGCTTTAGCATACGCTAAAATACTTTTACCATTTGAAATAGTTGCACTAGTTCCTGATCCTGTAACATATTTAAATACTACGTTTTGAGAACCCGAAGTTCCATTTTTTAAAAGATAAAGTTGTTGTACATCTAAAGGTATTGTTACATTTCTAGATGCAGTTAAAGATCCTGTAAATTCTATAACTCTGTGTGCAAGAGTTGCACCAGTTGAACCATCAGAAACTGATAAAGTTGTATCTCCAGAATCTGATACAGCTTGTGAAGTTGTTCCACCAGCTAATTGTTCGATAAGTTCTAAATTAGTATTAGTCTTCGTACCCCAAGTACCGGCGTTTTCACCTGTTGCTTGTTTTTCTATACCCAAAGGGGTGTATGTTGATGCCATATTTTTCTCCTATGCGACGTCACTATAACTTGTATTAGATCCAGTTGCAACATCAGAATAACTATCATCCGATCCAGTGGAAACATTGCTATAAGAAGCATTCGATCCTGTGCTTGGAGTTGAATAACTATTATTCGATCCAGTTGACGGTGTACTATAAGTATTATTTGAGCCGGTGTCAACATTTCCGTAAATAGGAATTGTTGTTATATTTCCTAGTGTTAAAGTGCCAGAGAGACCCTCTAAACCTATTATGTCAGCAGGAGTTATTGATCCTACAGCAGAAGATATAGATTGCCCTGATATTCCCATAACATCTGCAGGCGATATTGATCCTACTGACATTGTAGAAGATATACCTGTAGGTATGACTATAGGATTAGATGTTACTACGGTAGATCCTAAAGAAGATGAAATAGATTGAGATTCTAAACCTACAATTTGATCTGATATTGTGGCAAAAGATCCAACAGATGACGTTATAGATTGTCCTGATATTCCTATTGCATCAGAAGCTGTTAAAGAACCAACACTAAATGTAGATTCTTGACCAGTTAGTCCCATTACATCTGCAGGAGCTATAGAACCAACGCTAGGTGTAGCCTCTTGACCACTTAATCCCACAACATCTGCAGGGCTTATTGATCCAACACTAAAGCTAGAACTTACACCTGTAGGAGTTACTAGGTTATTTACAGAGGAACCATAAGGTTCTTCGCCCCATCCATTTCTACCCCAACCAACTAAGGTTCCAACACTTGTTATCTCACCTAAAGTCAATGTTATTTCACCAGGTGAAGATATACCAACCACATCTGCTGGAGAAATTTCTCCGAGTGATGAAGTTATAGACTGACCTGTTAATTCTACTTGCTGAATATCGCCTGCATCAACAGTTCCTAAAGATGATGATATGGATATTCCACCAACCTCTACAGTGTAAGCGACACCCCATCCTGAATTACCCCATGCTTGTCTACCCCAACCAGCAAAGTTAAATCCGTCAGCATTTCCAAGAGAAGAAGTTATAGAGAATCCTGTTGGGGAAACTATGGTTTCTGCATCAGCTGTTGCACTTCCTTGTAGTGCATCCATTTGTTGAGGCATCGTAACATCTACAGGTATTAGTTGTGAAGCTGTAACACTTCCAACTGAAGATGTTATTGATAGACCAGATGGTTCAACAGAATATTCAACTCCCCATCCAGAGTTACCCCAAGTTTGTCTTCCCCAACCTTCAACGTTAAAAGCTGATTCATCTCCTAATTCAGAGGTTATAGAAAGACCTGTTAAAGAAACAGCTACTACTTCAGATTGCCATGTATTGGCGCCCCAAGTATTATTGCCCCAGGTTGATGCCATAAGGAAGGCCTCCTTATGCTAGTCTTATGATCGCGTTAGAAGCGTCTGCTGTAGGAAATTGAATAGTGAAAGTTCCACTACTTACAGTTTTATCAGCACCAAATGCAATCACCGCAACAGCGTCAGTTGTGCTTGAACCACCGTCTGTTGTCGTATTGTAAATTAATGCACCGTTAGCTGTGAAAGAAGCTGATGTAAATGATACATCAGAAAAATCTGTAAATGCTGTTGTTGAAGATAAAGAAACTCCAGAATTTGTTAAAGTAGCACCACCAGCTGTGTAAGCAGTTCCTGATGAATTAGTTATTTCATTAGAAGTAGAGTAGTCTTCAGTGGATGCACCTAAAGATGCTGAACTAGTAAATAAAGCTATTTTAAAAGTGTGTCCACCAGATGCTTGAAAATCGTGTTTACCTTTTAAGAGGTCTCTTTTAAAAGTCGATGTTATTGCCGATGTAATTGCCATATTTGTCTCCTATTATGGGTTTGCTGAGTTTATTGGTATTCGAACAGTGCCATCAGTGTAGTCGTCTCTTCTTCGTCTTCCAACTTGCTCGTTAGCAAACTTCTGTATTTCTGTTCTATACTTTTGCTCGTATAATGTCAACATATCTGCTGGGCCTTTTAAAAAGCCATAAGTCTCTGCCAGACAACAATATAATAAGCCATTTGGGAAATTTACGCTAATGTAGTTAGTTTGATTACTAGATTCTAAGGTAGCTGGCATTTTATTAAAATGTATTCTAAATCTATAAGTAGTGTTAGGAACAGGAGCCACTATAATTCTTCCAGAACTGGTTTCAGTATCTCCAGTCGCTCCACCATACATAGCGTAATATTTAGGTTTACCTTGAGCAGCTGATGTTCCTGTAACATCTTGATATTCTTGTAAATATGTATAATCTTTTTTTTCTAACCATCTGTTAGCTCCAGTAATCTCTGATCCTGCCGTATCATAAACTTGAACTCCTCTTACAAAAAGAGCTCCAGCTGGCACATTTATAGTTTCTTGGCCAGCAACAAAATTTCCTAATTGTTGTTGTCTATCTGCATCAATAGGAACATCACGCATAATTCTATATTGTGCGTTTAAAATAATATTTTCTAATTGATCTGTAGATAAAACATTTGAATCTACTTCTGTGTAGTTTCTAATCTGTGTAACTAAAGTAGTATAACTAATTCCTGCCATTATGCTGATAGTGTGACTGGTCCAACTGAACAGCCATCGCCTCCTCCTTTTACTACTCCCTTTGTAGCAGTATCTGTATCAACTGTAAAATGGAAAAAATTAGCCACAGAAAAATCACTAGTATTTCTAGCATCATTTACATAAAGACCAGTTGTAATTGTATAACCAGCAGCTTTAGCTATATTAGCTCCAGTTATGCCATCAAAATTTTGTGGGTTTGCAAATTGAAAAGATCCTCCTGATGCAGTTGTTGCAAGAGGGGCTCCTCTAAATCTTTTAGTATCACCATTTGTTATTCCATGTCCTGGTGCTGTAACATTTATTATTCTAGATCCTGCTTCATAAGTTTCAAAAGCATCTGTTGGTAATAGGTATGGAACTGCACTTTCAATTCTAGGTGGTCTTACATTACGCAAAGATATTGCATCACCATTCATAGGTTTTGGTTCTAATTGTGGTTGTTTTGGTTCAAACTCTGATATATGTACGAATGATCCATTCCATTCTCTAACCATTTCTTTATATGGAAACTCTAAACCTGATCTATCTGATATTGCTTTTGCGTATTTACCTGTTGCAAATTTTGCCATTATGTTCCTGGGTAATAAGCTTTAGGCGTAATATATGTGCTTGAAGCTGACCCATCCTCCGCTAATGCCCTAGCAAACTCATCTTCATAAACTAGTTTCATAGGTTGTATTAATTCTGGTTTATATTTTTGTGCTAAATAATAAGATAGTCCTGATACCATGCAAGGTACAAATCTAAATGGTACATCTGTTGCATTAGTATAATCACCCACATCTTGTATTCTTTTAATGTAGTAAAAATGCATATCTTTTGATGCGTTTGTTGAATCTGGTGTTGGATAAACGTGTATCCTAACTTTGTCTATAAATCTTTCTACCCAATATTGATTAGGTGTACCTTTTGATAACTTATTTGAAAACGCTGCGTAAGTAGATCTATCTACTTTTGTCATTGGTGAATCTGATTGAGTTGTTTGTGTTCTATTAGCTCTCAATTGTGCCTCTAAAACATCGGACATTCCNAANACNNTNGNTGGNGTGGATGTTGCACTNGTGCCATCATCAGAGGATCTAAAAAAATCATATTCTGCTTGTCCTTCTATTAAATCTAAATCAAGCTCATCTATTTCCCAATAGTGAATACCTCTGTTTCCCCACTCTTGAAACAAGATGTTAAGAGATCTTCTAGCATTTTTTAATTGATAGCCAGCTACGTTCTGTAGTCCAATACGCTCAAAAGATTCTTCTATTATCTCATCGATAGCAAAAGTTTTGTCGAACGTAGCTGTTCCTGAAGTTGTATTAGCCATTTAAACTCCTAGTATATTTTCAACCACTCACAAACAACTGTAGCTGTATCACCACTAGTACAAGCTGGTAATGTTAAATTAACATCTCCAGTTACTCCAGTGGCCTCGGTATTTTTTAAACCACCAAAGCTAGAGAAATCAAATTCCATTTCTCCATTTAAAGTTAAAAATGCAACATCAGTGTCTGCATCCCAAGCCATTCTTAAAGCGTCAACTTGAGCTGTAACTGAAACATTAAAACTAACTTTCATAAGTCTAACTCTAGAGCAAGCCGCACCCGTTGAAGGGTTCGTTGTTAAAGCTGAAACATCAACTATTTTAGTTGTGCCGCCTGAACTATCAGAAACTACATTGTAGTGTGTAATTAATTTTTTTGCTCCGTCAAATACTGCTGTAGTACCTGTTAGGTTTAGTACTGTATCTGCCATGTTTTCCTCCTTTTAAAGGGCGCCTGCATTACCAGACGCCCCGAGTTAATTGTAATTATTAGAGTTCAGTATTAGCTGTTCTCTCTTTTCCTGCTGAAAGGTAATCTAAAGTCATTACTTTTGCAGCAGCTGCACCGTTTTGAATTGCAAATGAAACAGCCAACTCTTCGTCGTCTGGAGCATTTGTGTTCACACCGGAACCAACTTTTACGTTATCTTTGTAGACAT